GTCTCCGAGCGCCTTTCCACTGACACTCGTACCAGCGGAAATGAAGCAGCCATAGGTTTGACCTAAATAGAAATATTGACCATTATTATCTTCAGCCACAATTGCTAATTGTTGAGATTGAGCAAGTGTTTTTAAGATGTTTCTTTTGTCTTGACCAAGTTTGTTGAAATAAGTTACAACTTCACCTTGATAGAAAACTGTACCATTCTCAAGTGAGGCGTTAACCGTCTCAACTAGAGAACTCGAAGTTCTTATCAATTGAAATTCATAAAATGTTCCTGTTCCTGATATTGCTGTGATAGTATCTCCTGTTGAAGATGTGATAGAAGTCACATTAGTGTAGTCAGTAATCCACAAGGTCTTCAGACCCCCTGTATTATCTCTACATCCTAATTGAATTCCTGCACTTAAATTACAAGCCATGTTATATAAATTTATTAGTTTCGTTTATTTGTTTTTAGTAGGAGGGGATTAGTCCCCTCCGACCAATATTTTTGGTTTAAGATAAACCGTTAGTTACAAAGAACTGTGGAAAAGCAATAGCTGTTCCAATTTTCCATGCTGCCATTATTCTCGTTTTGTTTTTATCTACCAAGGCTCTTTATCCTTGATTTCACTACCTTCATCTATTCGTAGTGTCCAGACTATATCATCACCGTTTTATTGGTGTCGGGCGCTCGTGTCAGGATTATTGTTTGTGATACTCACCTGTTAGTCGTTGAACCTTTTTCCTACTTTTTTCACTTCGGAAACTCGGCTGCTGATTGTCCCATCGGATTTTCCAGCAATTCACCCAATTTATAGAGGTCTTGAATTTATGCTAATTCTTGTTCAACCTCTTGAAAATCTTGAGACCACCACGCTCTGAATGAATCTTCATCAGATGTAAGGTCCGTTCCTACTAAAAAGAACTGTTGTGCTCCTAATACGATTAAGTTAGAACCATTCAATCCTGGTACACCAACTACTTTATAGTTAGTTTGAGGATGAAAAATAGAATAAACAGAACCTACTTTACCTACTGCAGCACTATCAATGTAAAAGTTGTTTACATTTCTAACCGCTTGTAAATAACATTTGAATTGAACTTCACTCATAAAGATTACAACATCCTCACGAGAGTAGATGTCAGCAGACATACTGTTAATTAAGTTGTCAATTTGTTGTAATACATTGTTTGCTTTTTCAGTTGCGTTTGTACCTGTTACAGAACATAATGCAGTTTGACCTGTTAATTTAACACCACCATCAGCAGTGTAAGAAGCAGATGCGAAGATTTGTTGGAAACCAGGGAAAGTAGAACCAGAGAAATTACCAGTTGAACCTGTGTTAGCTTGCCATAATCTTTGTTCGTTACTTCTTTTGATTTGTTTAGTTTGTAAGTCAATAATAGCTTGTTCAAACGGAGCGTTCTCGTTGTAAGAACCTGCGTTCAAAAATTGTCCAAGCCAAAGTGTATTTAGCTCCTGTAAACACAATGATTGGTTTACTTTTAATGCTTGTACTGTTACTGGAGCAGTTGTGAAAGTTACTTCACCTGCGTTGCTCCATCCGCAAGAAGTACCAGTTTGTACTTCTAATGTTTCAGATAAAAGGTTAACATTTTGTGTTCCTTTAATCCCCACAATTGTATTAACATAATCCATAGTTACTGGCGATAATACCGCTTCACTAATGATGTCTGAATTTAGTTGGTCTACATAATTTTGTAGGCCTCCCAAATCATAGTTAAAATTCATTTTTGAAAGATTGTTTTTCATCTTATTTTAGTTTTTATTTTTTTAGTTTAATTAACGAGAAATTGATTCTCTTAATCTTCTCAATCCTTCCAATTTACTTGGAACAGATGTAGAAAATGTTTCTTGGTTTATTGTTGAGTTTTTAGTAACTTTTGAACCCGCTGGTTCATTAGAAAACTTTTTGAATTTAGCCTCAAGAACATCGTTCTTTCTTGCCATCTCATCGAGTTTGATTTCCAATTTTTTGATTGTAGTAGCAAATGCTTCAACAAGAACAGAAAATTCTTCTGATACTTCTTCAACATTTTCTCTTTCTACAATCTTACCATCTTTAACCATAACTCTGATTTTTGTTTCTTTGCCTTCCGAATCTTTTAATTCCACTTGGTGTTCACCATCTGGTGCAGGTGTTTTTGAACCATCCTCACTAACCACATCAATAGTTTCACCAACATCAAATGTTGGGGACTCTAATTTAAGGTCTCCTGATTTTGCTTCAGTCATTGATTCGTCTTTGATGTCTTCTTCCTTTTTCTTTTCTTCAATCTTGGCGTCCTCTGTTTCCTTACCGTAGTTAAGGTCGCTCATTTTGATTTTAGAAACAGAACCCATCTCATCGACTTCAATTTCCATACCGTCTTCCATGATATGTTTTCCTGCTGGTGCTGGAATCATTCCTTCGTCAGTTACAACATAAAGAACTTTACCTACTTCTAACTCATCTTCCATTTTCATTGCAACTCCTTGTTCAGTTTTTGCTTCAAAAAATTTGTGTTCGCTAAAATTAAGAATAGTCATTATCTTTTTGATTGCTTCTTTACTTGTCATAATCTTTAATTGATTTAAGTAATTTTGTTATTTGGTTTATTTGTTTGTCTTCTTTTGAGAAAACTGATTTCTCCGCGAATAATCCTTCAACGGAATACCCTGTAAGGGCTTTTTCTTTTATTAATTTCCATACTTTATCGTCATTAACCTTCATTGAAACAAACCATGTTCCCTCTGGTAATTCGAATCCGTACTTATGTGACTTATCATATAATGGGTCTTCACTTACCCATGATTCAGTTATGTAAACCTTATCACTTCCTAACTTCAATCCGTTGTGTTCTATTGAAGTTTCATCAGTCCTCTTCTCCTTCAAGAATTTGTCAGCCATTTTCTTAATAGATTCCTTTGAGAAAAATACATAATATAAATTCCCCAAGTCATCGTATCTATGAATCATCTTGTTTGGCACCATTGCTGCTCCAACAATAATTTTCTTTTCTTCATCAACAACAGAGAATACCATTTTCATGTTCTCTAATTGTTTTAGTTTTCTTTCGGCGTATGTAAGACCCGCTTCACCACCCCAAGAATCATACATCAATTTACCACATCCATCTTCATAAGATTTTGATGCTTGTAAATCTGCTTTATGTCTTGATAGGTATGAATACATTCTTTTCAATGTATCAACTGAAATAGGTTCACCCTTTGCAAGTTGTGATGCTCTTGTTTTACCAACAGCAGTTCCACATGAGCCCCATCCGTTTTCTTCTGCGTATGCAACCGCTTTAGCTGCTGCGTCTTTAACACCTTCAGGATAGTCAGAAATTGATTCTGCGAAGTCATCTTCTGTCATCTTAATTGGAACACAATTAGGAGTACCATCGTCCTTTAATCCAATTGCTTCATATCCTTCCCAACAAGCATCTTCTAAACCAGCAAATTTTTCACCAATAGAACCTAACTCATCAATAACATCTTCGTTATTATCGTGATGTTTAATAATACCTAATTCTTTTATTTTTTCAACCTTTGCTTTGTTACTACCTGTGGCGTACACTCTTGATACTGGAATACCAAGTTCTTCTGCTCGTTTTAACATAGGTTCTTTGTCTTGTCTTGCTGAAATGATATAAAGAGTAGCCCCTTTAGATATTAACTCCTTGGCGAGAACTAAACCCCTTTCAGTTGATAATGTATCATCATAGTCAATACTAATTTTTTCACCAACAGCAAATAAGTTTGGACCTGTTCTTGGCATTCCTGGCTTCCATTGTTTGTCAGGGTTTGCTGAATTGATTGTTGCTTCAGTTCTTGTATCAGGTTGTAATCCTGCTGACTGTGATTCAGTTGATTCAAGTCCTCTTGCAGATGAACCTGAATTAATAATCTTACCTTCTTTTTTGTATATCAATCTAACCCATGTATGCCTACAGTTGAAACTTCCACGCCATAAAAATATATTATAGAAACCAAAATCTTCGTTTGCTACACCATCAGTTAAATCATCAATATCTTCTTGTCTATAAACTCTATTGAATGACAACATAGATGCACAGAATTGTCTGTTCTTGTTGTCTCTTGGACCAACATACTTGAATCTAACTCTATAATTGTCCGTATCTAAAAACGATGGAGAATTGGGGTCAGAGAATTTCTGTTTGTTCATTTGATGCACAACCTGTGGAGTTATTTTTTCAACTCTAACAAGTGCCCATCCTTCTTTTTCTAATTCACCTACTGGCTCACCAAGTGTTGCGAGTTTTGGATTTGTATCACAAAAATCATCAGCAACAATTTTGTATGGAGAATAAGCATCCTCTAATTCAGATTCCATTTTGTGTGTACCACATGAGCATTCACTATTGAATGCCATCCATGTCTCATCATGAGCGGGTCTTGAAACTAAAGAAATAGCTTCAATTCCAGCCTCCTCATAATCGTCATCAATAAATAACTCAATTATCTTGGTTGTATTCATTATCTATAAATATTAAAAAGTTGAAAAATTACCATTCTTATATTAAAGAACGAGATTTTATTATTCTATCGAATTGTTGTTCGTTTGAAATCTCTCCTGCTGTAACATAAGTTCTGATTGGTTGGTCTCTAAATACATTACCAATTGCTTCTGCAATATTTTGAGAATTGTCTTTTGCTGGTCTATCTTTTTTGTTTGCCAACCCACCCATAGCAAATCCTGGTATGTCTGCTGATGAGTTTATTGCCGCAAGGATTGGTTGGAATAATCTTGTCGAACGAGCATTAACAACGAACTCTCCATCACTTAACATCGCAGGAATTGAATCTGAACTTTCATCACCAGGACCTCTAATCAATCCACCTTCAGCAGCTCTGATAGATGGGGATGCCGCAACATTTACAACACCAGGTCTTTCAGCAGGACCTGCAGGTGTTGATTGAAGTGATGGTCCTGCTCCTGCTGGTGCGTTTGGAACTTGAACTGCCACAATCTTTTTAACCGTTGCAATACCTGATGCTACTGCCGCTGCAGCAGCAATCGCACCGAGTGCTGGTCCAATTATGGGAATACCTGCCAAGGATTTGTATGCCGCAACTGCCGATTGGTATGTATCAATAGTTGCTTTTGCGATTGCAAATGCTTTACCCGCAATTGTATCCTGACCAACAATACTTGATAATTGACCTAATGCATCACCAATTAATTTTGTCTTCTCAACTGCTGATGCTTTCTCTGCCTTATCTAATTCTCTTCTTGCCTTTGATGATGCAGTAATTCTTTTTGTATACTCATCTTGAGTGATTGCACCTTTCTCAAATGCTGCCTTGAGTGCTTGTTCGTTATTTGTATAGTTAGTTCTTAAGTCATTGTAATAACTCTCATCGAATCTTTTGAACTCATTGTACTTCTCCTCTGTCTTTGATGTCTCTGCTTGGAATGAAGTATCAAGTGCAGATAGTATTGCGTCAGAATATGTCTTTCTTAATGTCGCTCTTTCTTGTTCAGAATATAATGTTTGATTGGTAAGTTCTTGTTGTAGTTTTGCGTATGTATCTACTAACGCTGTTGCGTTGTTTTTGTTTTGGTCTAATTCAATTTGAAGTGCATCTAATCTATCCTTCTTTCTTTTCTCTTCATCTGTCTTTAACGCATCTTGGAGTTGTTTTGCATACTTCGCTCTTATAACTTCTTTCTGTGCCTCACTTAAATCAATAGCAGAAAGTTCTTCTGCCATCCTTGCATCTAACAAAACCTTTAATTCTTTTTGTCTTGTATCCGCTTTGTCTATTTCAAGTTGAATTTGAGCATCAAGGTCTGCCTCTCTTTTCTTCTTTTTCTTCTCCTCATCAGCGTTGATGGCATCTTCTAATTTCTTTGCGTATTCTGCTTGTAATACTAATTTCTGTGCGTCAGATAATTTCTTATCTGCAATTTCAGCCTTGTATCTATCTTCGTAAAGTTTTTTTAATTTCTCTCTTGATGTATTCTCACTATCTTCTTCTAACTTAATCTTTGCATCAAGGTCAGCCTTGAGTGCTTCAAGTTGTGCTTTTCTTAACTCCTCTGCCTTCTTTGCGGCTTCCTCATTATTTTTTTGTCTTGCAGCTAAATTCTCTTTTTCAGTTTTGGTTAGTTCCTTTGTACCCGCTTCAAATCTTGCATAGGCTTGTTCACCCGCTCCAACTGCTTTAGATATAGAACCAGCAGCTTGTGAAACTCCTTCAGTAATTGAATCCCAATCAAAAGTAAAAATACCTTTTAATGTTTTTCCAACACCAATCCCTACTTCTGTTATGAGTGTAAATAAACCAAATAGAACTGAATAGAATATACCAATACCTTTTGTAAGTGGAGGTAATACTGCTTCCACCATTTCCATGAACACATCTAATAATGGTTCAAAGGCTCTGAATATTCCACCTAATATTTTCTCCAATCCAATAAACAATGGTTGGAGTTTTTTCATCGCAGCTTCATTGGAACTAAATGCAGCAACTAAACCCGCAAGAGCGGCAACAATCAATCCAATAATGGATGCTTTAAGTGCTGTATTAAAGGATGAGAACGCAACTTTCATTGAGTTAATACCTTTACCCACCATTCCTAATGGACCACCAGCATTTTCAAGTGTGTCTACCCAATCTGCAGAACCCTT